CAACTCCTGCTCAGTAGGCTCAATCACAAAATCCTCAAGCCCCGACACAATCTTAATCCCCGGCACTTGGCCGTCTGAAAAACGCTCTTTTTGATTCAGGATGGCGTCTTTGTCGATTTCCTTTTTAGTGCGGACAAACTCGGCAAAGGCGGATTTTTCCGAGAGCCATGCCAAGACGGCGGCCACGCCCGTTACCTTGACGGATGGCGGACGGATGCGCCATTTAATCAGGCCGGTAGTAAAGTCCACTGTTTTGGTTTTACCGTTTTCCGTCAGCTCGTCCTTATGTGCCTCGCAGTATGCGGCCACACGTTCGGTCAGGCTCATGATTTCGGCACACATCGGCGCGGCTTTGGCGGCATATTCTTCTTCGATGACTGCTTTTTTGTCTCCGGCTTCGGTTTCCAGGCGTTTGACTTCGCGCTGCAAGTCGCCGATTTTGCGGATAAACGCAGTAACTTCCGCTTTGTCTTGTGCCGCTTCGATAGCGGGTTTTTTGATTCGGGTTTTAGCCATTTTCTCTTCCTTCCTTAATTGAAGATTTTTTGATATGCCTGGATTGCAGCCAATTGATTTGATGCGTCGATTACGAATTTGCGACGATCTTTTTGGGCATCACGTAACATACTTGTAATAAATTCCGTGGTTAGCCCAGCAATCAAATCAACTTCGTCAATTTGCTTACCCATTGGGATTTCGGGGAGTTCTATCTTTAATTTACCGTTCTCATTACTAATTTTAAAAACATACACTTTCATTTCACTTTCCTTTCTTGTTTAAAACATCTTTCACTTCCGCCATTTTCTGACGGCCTTTTTCCTTATCTGGCGCGGGCTTTGCCAGCATCGCCCTTGGTATCAACCGTGGCGGCAGGTTGCGGAGCAGTTCGGCGGGGTGCGGCCATGTTTCCGCCGCCTGCAATACCTTAAACCCCGTCTGAATCCGTATCGGGTCATACTCCGGCGAGACGATTTCTTTTTTCTCCATCAGTTTCCGATACCAAATTTCCGCGACTACCGGCATATCCTGCGCTGCCGGTCGGTTGGGCAGATTGAGCGCGGCAAGCAATGCAAATCCTGCCGCGATTTCCAGTTTCGCCCAATCATTCCCCGCCCATTCGCCCAAGGCTGCCACCCCCTGCCGCAGTTTTGACGGTGCGCCGCCTTCGCCCCCTCTCCCCGTGGGAGAGGGTTGGGGAGAGGGCACCCCCGAACCCTGCCACTGGCTGACAATCTCCAGCAAATAACCATGCGACTTTAAGGGCAGTTTCAGACGGCCTTGGTCGCGTGCATTGACCGTCTCGTTAAAGCCGTGAATCCAAGCCTCGGCAGGGGCAGGAAAACAAACCCCGTCACGCGCCGCCTCCTGCGCCTTAATCATCGGCAGCAACTCATTCAGCAGTTTCGCGGTACGCGCCCAAGAGAGCTGGGACTTGGCGGGGCGGAACAAACCGATATACCGTATCGCCGCCTTGCCCAATTCCGCATCCATCTCCAATACAGCCTTTAATACCGCCGAAGCCTCCGCATCATTGATTAAGGTGTCTAGGCTATGCACCGCCCCGCAGTTCGGGCATTTGATGTTCATGACTCACTCTCCCATAATGTTCGACGTTCAACCGTCTTAACGGTCTTGACGACTTTCCGTTCCCATCTTCCGCAGTGTCGGCATTTGCGTGATTGTTTATTGGCATAGACCCATTTGTGATGCCATTCAGTTAATGCACACCCTCCGATACGTTCGTATTCGTCCCATTTGACTTCGGTAACCACCTCTGTTTCAGGGGTTTTCACAAAACAAAATGTCTCAACTTTTTCGGAGCCGTAATAAATCCTGCTACCAATAAAGTCTCCAAGACCGTCTTCAATAAACCAGCCGATATACCAGCCGAACCCATCTTTAAACTTAACAATTCGTGGATAAGCTCCTGAAGCTTCGAGCAGTTTGGCTTTTTTCTTCAAAAATCGGAAAATATAGCCAATGTATTTAGGGTCTTTTTTAGGGTTGTATTGCTCAATGTCCATCACGCTTCCTCCCATAAATTTATCGCTTGAGCCAAAGTTTCCGCTTCCGCCGTTTTCCACATCCCATCCGGCGACCGCGCAGCAATCACAAATCCCTCACCGTCCTTTTTCATGACCATGAGTTCCCCACGGTCTTCCAGCCATTCAATTAAATCTTTTTCGTTCATTTCCGCTCTCCAATTTGTTTAACGCCTTCTGCGCCGTTCATCGCGTGGTGCAGTTGCACTTTTTTCCCTGCCGCGTGCCCCTTGACTATTGCCTTAATCATCGCGTCACTCCCGTCCAGTTTGGACGACTTGGCGTCTCTAACTACCGCCTTGGCGATATGCGGATGTTTTTTCTTTTATAGTCAGCCATGACCGCCTTTTCATCGTCTGACATCTCAAATTCTTTGACGGCACCCCACGCACCCATCATCCATCCGTTACAAAACTGGTCGGCAAGATAGGTTCTGTTTGATGGTTTTCTTGCTCGGCAGGTTTTCAGAAATTCGCGACGGGCGGCGGAAATCTGCCGATAGACCACATCAAAAGCATAGGAAGCAATCTCAGCTCGGTTGCCCAAACCGTAAAAAACCATTGCATCTCCCTGTTGATAACATTTGCACCCGAAAACTTCGGAAATCATGTTTGCGACGGCCCACTGCCACTCGGCCAGCTTAACCGCCATTCTCCGGTCAGCCCCTTGTTCAGAGACTTCTGATAAAGCAATATCTACAGCATTGACTTCATACTTCTCCATCAAAGCCTGCGCCTGCTTTAATGCCTGTGCGGCTTCATGTTCATTTGCCGACTTACTCAAAGCCAAGCATTTCTTGATTTTGTCTAAGATTTTCTCTTTATTCATTTCTTAAATCCTTTTAAATCAACATCTTATATTTTCAACAAGGCAAAAAAATATAGAGCAACATCAACGGCTTACCGTTTTAATTGTCGTCATACCCGTCATGGCATTTGCCTATCATGTGCAACACGACGATTCGGGCCAGCATTTCAAGCCAAATCCCCAACAGCACCAACACTGCCAATCCGACAACAAACCAAATCATTTTTTCTCCTCCTTCTTCTCGGCAGGCCGTCTGAAACGCGCCTGATATTCCTCGATTTCGCGCTCTCTGTTTTTTTGTGCCATTCGCGCCGTCGCACGCCTGCGGTGTTGTCCCCAAGCCTGCCAATCCGTATTACGTCGTCCGAAACTCATTTGACACATCCTTTCACAATCGCTTTATCGCCATATTTCGCGCGGATTTCCTTTACCGCCCGTGCCAAAGCCTCTTGTTTCGCCGCAGGGCTTAATAAAATTGGCTTATCGCTCATAAACAATCCCTTTCATTTTTTCTTCCGTACTCATCGACTCGTATTGCTCGCCCAAGGCTTGAGCCTCCAAGTCCGCCATCCGCTCGCGGCGCGACATTTCCAACTTCGCCGCCGACACCACCGGCTTAGAGCAGCTGTGAAGCATCGTTCCCACCAAAACCGCCCAAAACAACAACCAAAAAGCCAAACCGATCCACTTGGTTTTCCGTTCGCAAAACAAATTAGACATTTTCCTATTTCCTTATAAATCAATTACTTAATATTTTCTCAAGGCAAAAAAATTATTGCGTACCCAATCCGCCTTAACCTGCGCCGCCCATTCCTTGGCTTCCTCTTTGCTCTCGAAGCGTTTCCGCAGTCGGCGAATTTGCAACCATGCGAAGCCTTCTTTGCGCTTGCCGCGTACATCAGCCCGCCAAATCTTCCGCCGTTTATGGGTTTCATAATCGTGCCAAGTGTCCTCATAGACTCCGGCGTGTACCGCATATTCGTGTCTCATTTCAGCCAACCTTTTTACGCTTTTCGCATGGTTTAATTTCACACTTTTGACATGCCCGCCAGTGCTGCATTTTGATAGGGTTATGCGTCGGAGCGGGGGAGAGAGAGATTTCAATACATTCGGCTCGTTCCATCCGCCGACCTTCAAACGGACACATCACCTTGCGAAATACATCCGCCACTTTCGCAGCAACTTTGTCTGGCTTGCCGTTGTATTTACCGTTCAAAATCAGACTGATGCTTGTCGCGCTGTATCGGAGTTTTGCCGCAGTCTTCATCAGTCCGTCTTTCTCGACCTCTTCCTTCAAAACCGCGTACCAATCTTCTTTCATATAATCTTTTTCATTCATAATCAGGAACCTCCCTTAATACAATTTCGTTTATATTTGGGTCATACACCTCTCTGACAGCCAGAAGCTGCGGTGCTTTCGACCCTGTATTCTTCAAAAGGACAAACGATTTTTTCCGAGCGTTGCCCGTATTTTTCAGATAACCCGCCGCTTCAAGGTGTTGAGCATAAACCTTGGCCATACTGCGGCTGACAGGGTGTGTCATATTGACGTGGGCCGTCAGGCTGTCCAAGTCAAAGGTTTTCAAAATCCGCATCGTCCGCCACAAGGCTTCCGTTACCGGACATTTCAACGGCTGACCATCATCAGACAAGCGGGGCGCATCCACACCCGCATCCCGCTCCAGTCGGTATCCGTACGGTCTGCAAAAGTCCGAACCCTTCTGTATCGACACAAACCCGCCTTTATTAAGAGCTTTCAGATACGCGTACACCGTATTCCCGCTCAGTTGGCAGGCTTTGGCGATTTCAGAGACTGTCTGAAGCCTGTCCTTATTGCCCCGCAGACAGTTCCAAATCTCTTGTCGGCGGTTGTGGGGCTTCGTCAATGTCGTCACGCTCATAATTTGACCCCGCGTTTAGGTGCTTCGCCCTTGTACAGGTCGGCTTTCGCACAAACCTCGCGCGTTACCGTATCCAAGCCTTGCTGGTTGGCAAGCTCCAACAGATTGACCAAATTGACCGTTACGCGGCGTACCGAGCCGTGTGCCAAATCCACCAAATAAGACAGCGCATCTTTTTCAAACGTCAAATCAGGTGCGTAAACCTTCGCCAACTCTTCCGCGTCTGCCAAATCGACAGGCTGCGCAGGTACCCAAGCCAGCACGCGACCGTGGAAACGCTCGAATTTCTTCAGCTTGGTCGGCAACATCTCCTCGCCCACCAACATCAGCGGGGCTTGGCTGCCCTCGTAGATGTCGCGCACCAGCTCGACCAATCCCTTATGCGTAACCAAATAGTCCGCCTCATCCAAAATCAACGGACGCTGACTGGCGGCCAACTGTTCGCAGATCACATCCAAACAACCCGCCGCCGTCCGGGCAGGCGGCAAGCCCATCTCGAAGCAGATTTTTTCCAGCAACGTCTTTTTGCTCCATGCGCTGCGCAGCTGGACATAGTAAGCGCGTGTCTCATTCGCCACCGCCACAGTCGCCGTCGTCTTACCGAAACCCGAAGGGCCGTATAACACACCCAAACCCGGCAAACCGTCCTGACGGTTAACCAAACGCTCCATCGCAACAGAGACCAAAGACAGATTGTTGATATTTGCAATTTTCATTTTTAAAATCCTTTTAAATTAGTGAATAAACCTTGTTTAAAACCCCGAAAGGTCGTCTGAAATCAAGCCAGCATCGCCCGTTTGGACAACGCCTTATACTCATTGCTTTGCGGATACCGCTCCAGCCATCTTTGCGCCTGCGGCGGCAAATCCGTCTGACCGCAAAGACGCTGATACAGCGCAAACCGCTCCGATGCTTCGGACGGTACCGACCAGCCCGCGGCAGCTTCCGTTTCAGACGGCATTTCCACCGCCTTCACTGCCACGGCCTCGACCGTTAAATCGTCCTCACGGTTTCGGCGTGCTGCCAATGCGGCAGCCTTAGCCTTGATTTGGCCCATATCCAGCACCATCCCCCCGATATTGACCGAGTCCTGATGTTCGATGGTCGGTACGCGGCGTTCTTTCAGGATGTTTTGCTGTTGCAGCTCGTTGCGTTTCAGACGCTCGTCGTTGCGTTTGTCTTCCGCGCGTTCCAAGACGCTGACAGGCATATAGTCCGTCGAGTTGCCATGCCATTCCGCTTTGCAGATAAGGCGGCCGACATCGTCGTAAATCCAAACCCAAAGCGCGTCCTGCACGTCGTAGCCGACCCTGACCGTTTCGCCGTTGAACTCCATCAGTTCGGCGGAATAATAAGTATTGCTGAACAGCGATACCTCTCCGCGCCGTACCGTGCGCATCACCTGCGGTCGGAACAAATACCCTTCCTCCTCCGGCGACACTCTCGGCGGCTCGCCAAACTCCGCCACCTTCAAAGCCCAAAACTCATTAGGCGACATATGCCGGCGTTTGCCATCGCGGTCGGTAAACTTAGGCAGCGAACGGTGCGGTCGGTCGTTATATTCGTCCACCACCCGTTCGATATAGCCCTTAAACTCATCCCAAGTAGGAATCGGCGAATTCAAAATCTTCCCGTGCAGGCGGACTTCCTTACGCGACAACTTAAACAGCTTCTGCCGCGCCTCGTCGTCCATATTTTTTCCCACAAAAGACGGCAGGTTCGCCGCCGCCCGTGTGAAAATATTATGGCTGCGTTCCGACGCGCCCTTCGCTTGCGAGTTATAAGCCCGCGAATGCGTCATCGTCATACCCAGCCTGCCCATCAGACCCGTTGCCTCATCCGTCATCATCAAGTTTTCAAAGCCACGACCCCAGTCCACATACCAAAGCGCACCGATGGCCGCGCGGCTCGCGTGGCTTAAAGCCTCAAGCACGGTGAACCGGCTTTCCGCCAGCCCCACGCTCCAGCCCATACACCGTCTTGTGCCAACGTCCAAAACCGTCGTAATTTCAGGTCTGAACGGCAGCCCCGATAACGGATTCAACACCTCCGCATCAAACGTATGACCGTCGGCGGTGTAGATGGCGGCGGGTTTCAAGTGCAGGAAATCGCGCCGTTTGTGCGGCAGGATATTTTTCAAATCCCGCGCGCCGCGTCGTCCGCGTTCACGCTCCACATTGCCAAGCTTGCCCAACCACCGGCGCACCTGATGGATACTCGGCACATCGCCCCCTCTCCCCGTGGGAGAGGGTTGGGGAGAGGGCAAAGCCTCCAGCCTGTTCACAAACAAGCGGTAAGCTTCAGAAACAGAAGGCTTCATCGGCAGCCGGTAGCATTCCAAAAACACAGGCAGCCAAGACGGGACGTTCATATCCTCGGTTCTAGATTTCGGCGCGAGGCTGTTAGATTCCCGCGCCGCAAACCACCTCTTGATGGTCCGTACGCTCGGCAGCTTCCCACCGCCGCCGCGCCCGTCGGCAGCCAAAGAAAACAGCTTCGCAATATGCTCGAAGCCAGGCATCTTCGCCTGCGTCAAAACAGTCGTCATCGCCGCCTCCTTCGACACACCCGATTCCGCCATTACCAGCTCGACCGCAGACAAAACCCCGCGTCGTGCCGATTCGCACAGCCGTTGTTGCTCCGTCGAGCCGTCCGCAACGCCGATGGTAAGCTGTCCCCCTCGCACATCGGGAGAGGGCAGCCCCGCCTCCTCGCCGCCTTTTTCTTCATAAGAAGACAGGGGGGCGGGCAAATCTGACAAACCGCCCAAAACCTCGTTCAGCTTCTTCGCCTGAATCAGTTTCAACACCTCTGGGGGCGGTGCATATTCGCGGCGTTTGCCGTTTTTCCCACCCTGACAAGAGGCTTCAATAAAAGACCACTTCTCTCGTTCAACCTTATATAAGATTGCTCTGTTCGTCTTAGGAAATTTTTCCAAGTTCATTTCCAATAACTCGGAAATCGAATAATGCGTTTTCATGCTGCCGCCTCTTTATATAAATAAGCATAGCGGGGGCGGATGCGCCGCCCGTCTTTCGTCCACCGTTCAGGCCACAGCTCATACAAGGGCTTGCCCAACACTTTCGCAATCGCCATCTCGCCGGCAGTCGACGGCTTTCTCAAAGCCTGACGCACTGTGCTTTCGCCTATACCTGCCATCGCAGCCACATCGGCAAGCGACAGTCCCTTCATTTTGATTTCCGCCCGTATCATTTCAGGATGCATACCACTCATCGTTTTCCTTTCTTTATTATCTAGACAGGTCGTCCGCCGTTTCAGACGACCTGTTTAACCTTATTAAATTCGACGAATAAAGTTCCAAGTATCAGCATTCAAACCTATAGCACAGGCATCGTAATAACCGCCTTTCACTTCGGTTTTCTCTCCACCCAACCATTCGATGACGAATTTTTTAGTCTTCCCGCGACCATATTCCAATATCCGCCCCACTGTACTTTCTTGATTCATATCCCAATCGTTCATCTGCATAATATTTGCAATGTGCTTCATTTTGATTCCTTTCTGTATAAAGTATCTAAGCAAAACCGCTTAATCGGTCGTCCGAACCGTTTCAGACGACCTGTTAAACAGTCTCCTTCCTGACGGGCCGAATACCCGTCATTTTTTTGGCTATTTCCAAATTGTTAAAGAACACTGCAAAATCGGTTATACTGTTTTAAAGTTGCCGTTTCGCTGTTTTTAAAATTATATAACTTGGAAATTATTTCGCAACTAAAATTTCCATGCTTTTCTATGTTGTTTTGACAAGTGATTGTTTTAAATATGAAAATAATTTCTAAGATTTTTTCCATGTTTTTAATTGGAGCATGGAAATGAAAGAGCCAAAATTCAGCATCTCTGAAATTCAGAATTTGATTACCCAGTTGAATCTGATAAGCCTGCCGAATACAACACGCGCCATTCAATACAGGGCAGAAAGAGAACATTGGGAATATGAAGAAGCACCTTCACAAGGTGGGAAGAAAGGTGTTAAAAGAATCTACCCTCTTCCTCCTTATGTTATTGATGAATTGGAACAAAAAGGCTTGCTCCATTTGATAGATGGCGCGGAAACAGACACACCGCTTGAAGTCCGCAACACTCAACCCGATGTAGCGCATATCGAAAATATGGATTACGCAGACTGGGCGGCACGTCAGGATACGCGCGACATCGTACCCGTCCGCTATTACAAAGAAGTCTTCGCCAGCGCAGGCAGCGGCGCAATACCGTGGGATACCAACCCCGAAGCCATGTGGTTCCGAACCGCCTTCTTCAAACACCTGCAGCTCTCCCCCGCAGACTGCTTCTGTACCCGTATCGACGGGGACAGCATGTTTCCAACCCTAATCGACCAAGGCACCGTCCTATGGCAAACCGCCACGCGCTACACCCGGGAAGGAATCTACCTCTTCCGGCAACAAGACGAACTCCGAGTCAAACGCCTGCAACGCCTGACCGCCGATACACTCAACATCATCAGCGACAACCCAAATAAATCCATCTACCCGACAACCCAACTGACCCTGTCCGCCTCCACCCCCGCCGACTTCCAAATCCTCGGCAAATACCTCTGGAGCTGCGGCATATCAAAATAA